GAGCAATTCCGAGTACAATACTCATAAACTCCCTAAAGATCATCACTATGACTATAGTGAGTTTCGCTCGGCTGAGAAATTTGAGAAAGAGTCCGAGCCAATGACTCGCATGCTCGATAAGATGAAGGCGATTCACGCCAATGCAAAGAAGACTGGCAGCAAGGTTGTGATTGCAACTGCTCGCGCAGACTTCGACAATAAAGAAAAGTTCCTCAACGCTTTCCGTAAGCATGGCGTTGACATTGACAATATCCAAGTCCATCGTGCTGGTAATGACAAGAGCGAAGGAACTATCGCCGAGAAGAAGGCACGCATCATCAGCAAAGAAATTACAGCCGGCAAACATAAGCGTGCATCTCTCTACGATGACAGCAAGGACAATCTAAAGCATTTTCTTGCTCTTAAGAAAGATCATCCTGATGTGGAATTTAAAGCCTTCCATGTTCAACCGAACGGAAGTGTTGTGAGACATACTGAGGATTAACCTGTGCCAACATATGAATTCTTGAACAAGAAGAACAAGAAAATTGAAGAACACGTGATGTCGATTATTGCTTATGATGATTTTAAAAAGCAAAATCCGCATCTAGAAAGATATTACGAAACACCTCCGAACTTTAATTACAGTGGAAGTGGTGATGCGTCTGGTAAGACAACAGACAATACTTGGAAGGAGGTAATGCATAAAATTGCAGAAAAAAACCCTAGAAGTCCGCTCGCCGAGAAAGTCTTGCGCAAAGATTCCAAGCGTATCAAGACTGATAAAGTCCTAGAAAAACACAAAAACAAAGTGGCTGCTGCACGCCGCTGAGTGAGGTTGCGTATGTCGAATAAAAGAAAAACAGCAAGCAATACGATTATAGAACTAGAAGGTCCACAGGCTCCGCGAACTAATGCTCCGCATCGAGTCAAGCCTTCGGACTTAAAGAAGTTTGAGCCGCTAACAGACAACCAGAGGAAGTTCTTTGATGCCTATACACGTGGTGATTATTTCCTTATGCTTACTGGTTCTGCTGGTACTGGAAAGTCTTTTATTGCTTGCTACAAAGCGATCGAAGAAGTTTATGATAAGAACAGTTCCTTTAAGCGTGTTGTTATTGTTCGTTCTGCTGTGCAGTCTCGCGATGTCGGTTTTACACCTGGATCGCTAGAAGAAAAGATGAGCCTGTATGAACAGCCTTATATGCAAATCTATCAAACACTTTTCAATCGCCGAGATGCGTACGAAGGTCTAAAGGATGCAGGTAAGATTGAGTTCATCTCTACAAGTTTCATTCGCGGCATGTCCTTTGATGATTCAATTATTATTGTAGACGAATGTCAGAACATGAACTGGGAAGAACTATCAACAATCATGACAAGAGTTGGTTATCGTTCTAAAATCATCTTTTGTGGAGACTACAGGCAGACTGACCTATACCGCAAGCAAGGCGACAAGTCTGGGCTGTGGAAGTTCCACGAGGTCGCCAAGACTATGCCATCGTTTACCAGCGTAGAGTTTACCACTGAAGACATCGTAAGAAGCAGCTTGGTCAAGGACTTTTTGATCGCCGTTGACAAATTTGAGCATCAAGAAAATACTTGACTTTTGCTCTTGACTAGAGTATAATAGACTATGTCGCCTATGATGAAAGGAATACTATAATATGATGATGTTTGATCTAGAAACGCTTGGCACTGAATCAACTAGTGTGGTTCTTTCAGCCGCGATCACCTACTTCGATTTCTCTGATGCAATCGAAGATGACTCTACTGAAAATTTGGTCTCTGAATACAATCGCTATGTGATGACCTCTTGCTTTGTGAAGTTCAATGCGGTTGAACAGCGAGACTTAGGTCGAGTTGACACTACTGGCACCAAGGAATGGTGGATCAAACAGTCTCAGATGGCAAGAGAGATGTCTTTCTACGCAAAGCCTGATGATCTTTCTGTAGCCGAAGGGATTGCTAAGATTAATTCTTACATCAATGCACACGGTGGACCCAATCAGATTGTATGGGCACGTGGTTCGCTAGACCAGATGTGTTGGGATAGTCTCTGCCGTTCTATTGGTCAAGAGCCTCTTGTCAGATATAACATGTGGCGTGATGTACGCACGGCGATCGATCTTCTTGCATCCGAGTCAAAGGGTGGCTATGCTTTGATTCCAGGATTCAATCCTGATCTGCATGTTGTGAAGCACATCCCGCAAAACGATTGTGCATTGGATATTATGGAACTACTTTATCATGTTTAATCACGTTGGACATAACTTTCCTAAACTTCTCCGCGAAGAGGTTGAAGGCACTCGGCGCTACGTCACCCCAACAGGCGAAAAGTATGCCTCGGTGACTACGGTGCTTGCTGAGCATGGCAAGGCTGGAATCATGGAGTGGCGCAAGCGAGTTGGTGAAGATAAAGCCAATCAGATCTCTCGCACGGCGACGACTCGCGGCACTGGTGTTCATGCTGCTATTGAGAAGTATCTAAACAATGAAGACATGACTGATCATCAGATGATGCCGAACGTCAAGACTTTGTTTGTTCGCATGAAGGAAGAACTCAAGAAGATCGACAATATTCACTGCCTTGAGACTGGCATGTTCTCTCACAAGCTGAAGCTGGCTGGAACGGTTGACTGTATTGCTGAGCATAACGGTGTTCTCTCTGTTATCGACTTTAAGACTTCTATTCGGCTCAAGAAGAAAGAGCACATCGGCAGTTACTTTATGCAGTGTGCAGCCTACGCTGACATGTTCACTGAGATGACTTCTATCCCGATCACGCAAGTTATCGTGTTGATCGGCGTAGATACCGCCAACTTTTGTCAGACTCTGAAAATTGGCGGTGATGAGCTAAATATTCATAGGAATAATTTGCAAACTTACATTGATAAGTATTACGCAAAAGTCGCACCAATTGACTCTGAGCTTTTGGTGTAGTATAATATAAGTAAGGAATCAAACCATGAAAACAATTATTGTACTTGCCGCTGCTCTGATCACCGCCATTCCGACTATTGCTTCGGCTGATGGTCGTCGCGGTCATCCCCCTGATCGCTATTCCGATCACTATGATCGCGGCAGTAGAACCAACCCTTGGCCATTTATTGCTGGCGCAATAGTCGGTGGGATTATTATTCATGAAGTTGCCGAGGCAAACCAGCCACGTGTTATCTCTTCAGATGCACCTGTGCTTGTTAATGGTGTTTGGATGCAACGTACATATAGTTGCGTTCAAGAAATTGTAACAAACTATCGCGGCGATCAAAGTATTGTTAATCGCTGCAATTATATCTATGTTCCTGTTCAAGTTTCTGAAAAATAATTGGAGATTGACTATATGAAGACTGTTGGTAATAAAATTGAAAAGTTTCTAGTCACTGGAGTTAAGCCAGGTGCACTTGGTGGTGATGATGCATTCCTCGGGATTAATGAGAACTCGTTCGGCGGTCAATGGAAGGTTATCGTCTTTTATCCGAAAGACTTTACTTTCGTTTGCCCGACTGAGATCATTGCCTATGATAAGTTGAATGAAGAATTCAAGAATCGTGATGCTGTATTGCTGATTGGTTCAACTGATAACGAATTCTGTAAGTTGGCTTGGAAGAATTCTCACGCAGGTCTCAAGGAAACTAACTGTTGGATGTTTGCAGATACTCAGCGCAGCGGCTGGCGACTAGGATTTGAATCCACAGATCTAAGTCTATCGCAACAACTTGGTGTGTTCTCTTATACTGATGGTGCTGCTCTGCGCGCGACGTTCATCGTTGATCCAGACAATGTAATTCAGCATGTCAGTGTGAATAATTTGGATGTTGGGCGCAACCCAGATGAGACGCTGCGCATTCTTGATGCGTTACAGACTAAAGAACTCTGCGCTTGCAATCGCCAAATCGGCGCAGAAACGCTGACGGCATAATCATGGAAGCACATGTATGTCGCATTTGTGATTATGTCTATGATGAATATCAACATGGAAAATTTGAAGATCTTCACGAAGACTGGTCATGCCCGCATTGCGGATCAGAGTTAGACATGTTTGAAAAAAAGGAAATCGAATAACAGCGTAAACACTTAGGTAAAGGTATTCTGGACGGGGAGTGCGACTCTCCCCCATCTCCACCAATTTAAAGTACCCCAGACGCCTCTCTTCTAGAAGCGCACCAGCTGGGGTCATCTATGGGGGTGCGTAGTTTCGACAGGGTAAGTAATAGACAAAGTGCGCTCGAAAGATGACTGACGTAATCAGCATAAAAAAAGTAAATGCATCTAATGATGACATCTATGATCTTGCCCTAGCGGCATGATCTGAGTTTTGTAGGTTGGACTTGGAAACAGAATCAACCTGCAGGGTTGGTGGTGTAAAAGCCACCAGCCTTTTCTTTCCACTGCATAAATGGGAGTATAACATGACGGCAGTACAAAACTACATTGACAAACACCACGATCTACTTCTTCGCTTTGGTGGTTTGTTATCTCTAATCTTTTTACTCGTTTTTGTTCCGATGCATACGCTTGTCAAAATGCAGAAAAAACTTGACGCGCATGCTGCTAATGAACAAGCCCTTCGTGCAGAGATTACTGATCTAAACGAACGCATGGGCGTGTATAAGGTTGCGTATGCAAAACAACAATCAGTACAGAAAGAAGTTCAGTGTTTGACTCAGAACATCTACTATGAAGCTGGCACTGAACCGAATGCTGGTAAAATTGCTGTTGCTGAAGTGACAATGAACCGTGTCAAGAAAGGATACGCCAAGACAGTCTGTGGTGTCGTCACTCAAAAGAGTAACGGTATTTGTCAGTTCTCTTGGGTTTGCTCGCCCAAGAAGGCAATCGATTCAATGAAGAATTGGCTTGAGGCAAAAAAGATTGCCGAGAATATTTTGATTTCTAAGAAGAAGTACGGTATAATAGGAAACGCGACGCATTTTCATGCTGACTACGTTGACCCTTCTTGGGCTGATAGTAAGAAGTATGTTTCACAGATTGGTCGACACGTATTTTACTCAGAGAGGTTAAAAGATGGCAAATAGAGAGGAAAAGAATCAGTTCTCAATGATGATCATGCAAGCAGCAATTAATCAAAAGACTGATCACATAAATGCTATTGCATCTTACTGTGAAAAGAATAATTTTGAGATCGAAATGGCTGCGGGATTGATTAATGAATGTTTAAAGAGTATCATTGAAGGTGAGGCAATGGAAATGCGTTATCTCCCAAGAGGCAGTCGACTTCCTCTATGAAGAACGTTCTGACTGAGTTCCCATTTTGCCTCGTTGGAATGACAGAAGAAGATGCAAGAAAACATTGCGTCGATAATGACCTTTTGTTTAGATGCGTTGAAAGAAATGGGGATAAAGTTTCACATGGTCGTGATGCGCGTATTGATAGAATCAGCGCCGCTATTGAGAATAATATGATTGTAAGAGCGTGGTTCGGATAAATGGATATTATTTTTATAATTTTAACATGAACGGATATGAATTCTATAAGCTGTACAATGCAGTCAAGCTGCATTTCTCTAGCGAAGGCTATAACTTCTTCACCTTTGATGGGCATATTAGATCATCTCCTGATGCCTTTGAACGTCGTAAGGACAAGTACATCTTTCATAAACTTGCAAGAATGTACAAGGAAGATGAGGCTGTAAGTTTTCTAGTTGCTAACTTTGTTGCTGGCAATGCAAGCTGGTCTAGAAAACTTGTGTCTAGTGAAGCTGCTAAAGCCTACGCAGAATGGCAGCGTGTTACAGAATCAATGAGCGAGACGTTTAAGAATGATCTTGCTCGCGTTGTTCCAGTGCCAGCTGAGTTCAACAAGTTATTCGAAGTCAATGATGGGCAGTTACCCAAACTCATGGTGTGTCTCCAGCAGAAGGATGTCACCATTGAGACCATGGTAATTCTAAACAACATTCTTGGCTTCATAAAAGTTTGGGATAAGAAGATAGAAGACGACATCATCTATCCCAAAGCGTCAATGAAGATCCGCAAATATGGTTCGTTCCTTCACGTGAACGTGGACAAGTATAAAAACTTGTTAAAGTCGCATTTGACTTCTGCTTGATTATACTATATAATAATATGGTGATGAAGAAAGTGGATAAGTCGTTTATACAATTAATACAAACATACGGAGTATACAAACATGAGTTTAGCAAATCTTAAGAAGGGTTCTTCTCTTGACAAGTTGAAGCGTGCTGTTGAGCAATCACAGTCAGGTGGTGGCGGAGAGAAGAAGGGTGCCGATGATCGCATTTGGTCGCCCGATGTTGATAAGGCTGGTAATGGTTATGCTGTGATCCGATTCTTGGATACACCAGCAGTTGATGGTGAAGATGGGCTACCTTGGGTTCAGGTCTGGAACCATGGCTTTCAGGGTCCTGGTGGCTGGTACATCGAGAATAGTCTGACCACGCTCGGTAAGGCTGACCCTGTTTCTGAGCATAACACCGTTCTATGGAACTCTGGCATCGAAGCCAACAAGGAAATTGCACGTAAGCAAAAGCGTCGTCTTTCTTACATCGCAAATATTCTTGTGATCTCTGACGCAAAGCGTCCTGAGAATGAAGGTAAGGTCTTCCTTTACAAGTTCGGCAAGAAGATCTTTGACAAGATCAATGAGCAGCTGGCACCACAGTTCCAGGATGAGACTCCTCTTAATCCGTTCGACTTCTGGAAGGGTGCAAACTTCAAGGTCAAGATTCGTCAGGTTGAAGGCTATCGCAACTATGACAAGTCTGAGTTTGAATCACCTTCAGCATTGTTCGAAGGTGATGATGACAAGATCGAGAAGGTCTGGAAGAATGCGTATTCCCTCAAGGAATTCGTTGACCCAAAGAACTTCAAGTCTTATGATGAACTGAAGGCAAAGCTGAACAAGGTTCTTGGTGCTGGTGGCGCATCTGCTGCCTCTGCTAAGAAGATTGACGACGAGGAAGCATATAGTGCTCCTGTTCGCTCAGCACCTGCCAAGAAGGTGACTGCTGAGGCTACAAGCCTATCGGATGACGACGACATGTCGTACTTCGAACAGCTGGCTGCTGAGTAAGAGAGCCTTCTTTTAGCCTGTCTGGGCGGTCCTCTACACCCTTGACCCCCAATATGAGGGGTTAAGAGAGGACCGCTTGGAGGGCTTTAGAGGCGGTTCTAGAGGTTGTTGTAAGTGATTGATTCTAGGGGACTTCGGTCCCCTTTTTTATACCATTGATACAGTAGTGAATGCACTTGGGTGCGAGAAGTCTTTTGCTAGTGCGCGCATGAATGACCCATCATCACTTCTTGTACCAGCCTTCGGTAAAGGTGCCTTTGGTGTAGGTGGTTGTGAATTTCCACCAGAATTATTATTCACAATCACTGGCGCTGATGGTGGTTGATTCTGTGCAACCATTTGAGTATTTTGATAATCATTAGACTGCGCCGCCATTTCAGACCCTGTGGTGCTCTGCACTGGTCGTGGAGTATTGCCACCTGTTGAGGCGACCATTGTTCCTCCATCACTAGCTGCAGCTTTCAATCCAGCTGATTCAGATGGAGTTCCTGATTGCGATGGTTTCGATTCTGGTAAACCTGCTGCATCACCTTCTCCACCAGCTCTGAGCATTGATACAACTTCTGGTGCTCTGCGTCCAACTTGACCATACCACTTGCTGGTTTCTAGACTTTGTGCTGCGCCTTCTGTATTTCCAGCAGAAAGGAATGATGTGAATTTTGGCCACTTCTTATACCAAGAAGGACCCATATTAAACGTAAGGTCTGTTAATGCCCCTTGACCTTTAGGGTTTAGATCATCATACCCTGGAATCTTTTCTGCCGCTGCCTGATGGTATTCGAAATCTTTATCGAACATCGCATCAATTTCTTGCTGCGTGAATTCTCTGTCATATTCAGGAGGAAGTGTCTTGCCATCACCAATCAAGTGACCAACGCCAACAGTCCATAATCCTAAACTATCTTTATATGGTTTGAATCGAACACCTTCATGGCGTTTGATCATTCCCTTCACATCTGCATCACCTCCACCTGTTGATGATTTTGGTGGAGGTGGAGGTGGTGTTACTGGAGGAGCAGCAGTAGGTTGTGGTGGGCTTGATGCTGATGACATTGGCGTTGATGCAGAGGCTGCTGACTCACCAGAAGATTCTTTTGGTTTATTAGTCACTGTTTCAAGGAATTCTTTTGCCCCAGGTTCATTAGGATTTAATTTATCAGGATTTCTTCTATAGTATGTGTATGCATCAGCTTGGTTTGAAAATGGTATGCCGTCTTCATCTGCTCCCCAGTCACCAAGTTTTAGGGCTGCTGGAGTTGTTTGAGTAGGACTTGCAGCTGCTGGAGTTGTTTGAGTAGGACTTGCAGCTGCAGGAGTTGTTTGAGTAGGACTTGCAGCTGCA